CGTACCCGCTAAACCCGGACTGCACGTTACCGGCGTCCCCGAAGCTGGACGTAGGCCCGCCAGCGTTGCCGACGCTGCCCTGTACTTGCCCGTAAGGCCCCAGCCCATATGAAATACTGCCATTGGTACGTCCTACGCCCCTCTGCACATTACCGGCATCGCCAAAGCCTGTTTGCTGGTTGCCCGTGTTGCCGAGCATACCGAAAATAGCACCGGCATTACCTACGCTGCCTTGTACATTACCAGTAGCGCCGAAACCTTGACTAGCGGAAGGTCCGCCGTCAAACGACATAGCAGGATTGCGGTAATCAAAACCGTACTGCGGTTGACCATTGAAATTAACTTTGGGGGCTATGTCACCGGAGTACTTAAACTGAGAAGTCAGATGGGGGGTGCTGCCCGGATTACCAAAAGCGGGTAGCTTTTTCAAATCTATAGAAGAATACTCAGGAAGTCCCTGCGGGTTCCACGGTGTGCTTAGGGTTTCGTGTGCGCGGCCTACTGCATAGGACGCTAACCCGCTTAGCTGGCCCGCTACGTTATTCTGCTGATCTAGCAATCGCTGTTGCGCGGGGTCCAGCGTAGTGGTTTGAGTAAAGCGCGGGGTACCATCGGGATTAGTGCCCGCTACGTTATACTCAATGCTTCCGTAAGGCCCGTACTGATTGATACGGTTAAGGTAGGCGTTAGAAACGGCAGTGTCACGATTGGTCTGTGTCTGCGCTGCCGCCGTCTGGTACGGATCGGGCGGCGTCGGTGCCACTGGTTCGGACTTTTTGCCCATTCTCTAAACCCCTGTAAGCCGCTGAAAACCGACATTCTTCGGATAGCAGGCCAAAAACTAGCGCATCGTTGCTGCCGTCATAGGCCCGCCGTAAATTGCCTTCAAGGACAAAACCAAGGCCCCGTAGGAACCGCTGTGTCCTCTTACTATCCTTACCGCTTTTGACAATACACGTACATCTAACGCATACTAAAGTATCAAATATATATCCTAAAATATACTTGATAACCCCCTTACGCGCCCAATTTGGCGTTTCCGCCGCCATACTGATTTCGCAATCGGTTTCACGGAAATTACTAACTACTACTCCCGCTACAAAATCCCCGTCCGCGTCAAATACAGCGAAACCGACATAGGGGGTGTTAGTTACGGGTATTCCTACCTTTTCACTAACATATTTCCCTACTAGCTCTTTGTACTCGGTCATTACCCTCATACAATTCCCCCCTCTTCGTACAGCACTTCGGTAGAAATCCATTTAAGGTTTTCCCCGCTAACCGAAGCCCTTAGCCACAATGAGCCTGCAAAACCTGCCTTATCCAGAGTAAGCCAAAATCTATGGATAGTTGCCCCGTTACCCCACGAAGTAGTATCCCAATCGGATACGTCCCAAAGTGACCCGGTACTAGCAGGAGTGGCCGCATACTCCGGTGTCGCGTCTTCGTAGTCAACACTAAAACTCGCTGAAAGCGGGGGAGTGCCTGAAAACTGCGTCATTACCCTAGCATCGTGCCAGTGCTTTAGGTTAGGACTATCATAGTAGTTGTACGCTGATTTAGCATCGCAAAGAATTTCAACACCGTTATCATCGTACCCGTCATTCGCCAATTCAACCGTGCCACTAGCAGTGCCGTAGTACACGTTCCCGTTATACTCTACCCAACAGTATGCATCCCAGCCATCGTACTTGGCCCACGCCCCCGTAATCATATTCATCACGTACTGGTTAAATACGGTTCCGCCAACATTATCCGGCACGTTGACGATAAGCATGGTTTCTGCGGAATGGATTACAGCTTCCCACCCCTTAACCGCGTTATATGAATTATGATCCCTAAGAGCCGACCCTAGCTTGGCGCTGATACTGTCCTTTTTAGCATCGAAAGTATCGCCTGCCATTATCAGCGAAAGAGGTACAAGACCCTGCTCAGTGATAACTACTAGGTCGCCGCCATATTTAAACAAACAACGTCTGCCAATAGGCTTGGGTATGCGGTAAATACCTACCTTAGCCCATGTACTTGATGAAGAAGGGTCCGTACCGTCGTACACCGCTACTTCACCTGTACTACTCACAAAAACGGCCAAGTCATCAGTACCGCTGCCGCCGTCACGGGAAATAGACCCTATGGACAGCAAATACCCGCCGCGTGTGAAAAACTGCGCAAGATCAAAGTACGTGGCCGCACCCTGAATAGCCGCCGAAGCTAGATAGTAAAAACCTAGCTGGTTTTTAGCAGCAAAGAAAAGACGCTGGTTAAACGGGTACACCCAAACAAGGTTATTCTGTGTCCCGGTTACGCCGGTAATGACCAAGCCCGCATACGTGCTACCATCATATTTAAACGGTTCGTCTGCTCCGTTACAACCAATAAGAAACTGTGCGCCAGCATTGGCAAACATCGTGGTACTGCAATAGTCTTCGGTACGGCCCGTAGTAAGCGCCGCTCCAACTGCTCCGGGGTTAGAACAATCATAAATTGAACCCCCCGCAAATGCCAGCAAATCCGCTGCCGAACCGCCTTCGTAAACGGTTAACGTCCGCACCGTCGAACCAATGCCAGAAACATGGGTACTGCACCCTTTTCGAGTGCTTACGCCATCCGTATCCGGCCAAAAATTAGTGAGTTCATACGCATCGGTTTCGGGCATAGCCGCCTTAGCGTCTCGCGCGTTTAAACCGCCTATGGGCGCGGGCACAACCTTGGGCTTAGACCGTCTCGCAAGCGAAGTGCGATACCCTAATGCCTTACGCGCCAAAGCCCGTCTCCGGTACAAACCCATCTGTTATGTCTACATGGCGCTCACTAGCACCAATAATAACATCAGGAAGAGAAATAGCTGCCGCAAATTCCCTATCAAGCGCTTCATATGCGTCCCGATAGTCTTCGGCATAGTCAAGTCCGCGCTGCCTAGCATATCGCCACTTAATATGGCGCTTAACTAAGTCTTCATCAAACTTGAATAAATCGGTATCTAGTACCGCTAGCTCTTTTTCTACTCCGCCTTCACTAACCGCTAAATTAGTAGATCGGTACCAGAAAGAAATCTCTTCTGCGGCGGTGGGAGTTGGAGTGATGCGGAATTTAGAAGCGTATCCGCTAACCCGAAAACGATACGAAATGCTCACTTGACCATTCTGTACCATCCACTGCCATTCTTGCGGCGTAGACGATCCTTTCAGCTTCGTAGCATTTTCAGTATTGTACGCGGTGTCCGAAATAAGCGCCTTAAAATCCGCCGGTAGATCATATTCGGCCTGATCTACTACCGTAGTAAACGTATGCTCAGCCTGCAACACCGGCCAGTTTCGCCTACCTATATCTTTCTGCGCGGCCTTGCACACGCCCATGAGAGATAGCGAACGCTGGTTAGTAGAGCTAGCCACGCTCTGAATGGAGTCAAGCCCCATTTCACCCAAAACGTCATTAACTGCGCTTAAAAGTGTCATAGGGCTTTCCTACCTTAAACGGTCGTCTTTACTTTAGCTTGCTTATTCGCCCCCGCTCCGGTAAGTTCCGTAATACGCGCGTCGAGTTCCGCAAGCTGCTCGTCCTTACGCTTAAGCTCGTCTTCAAGCTCGACAATACGCGCAGCGTTCTTCTCAGCTTCATAGCTACCGTTAGCGCTGTCAATAAACGCCTTCGCCCGGTCCCTAAGCGCCCTACCTCCCATACCTAGTGTGCTAAGCCGCCCGTCCGGCAGCGAGGCCAGCGCCTCAACTGTGTAGATACGGTTAGCCTTAAGAGACGCAATCTGCGTAATATCGAGCGCGGACCATGAAGACAGCGAGGTACCCATAAGGTCCGGGTTATCCGCGTCATTGATAAAGTCCTCAATATACTCCTTGTACTTATCAAACAAGGACTGATCTTTACGCGGCGGAAGGTTGGTGCCTTCGGCATACTCACGCATGACTTCCTTAACAGGAGTGCTATCGCGCGATCCCGGCGTAATAATCTCTACATACAGAGACTTATCGAAAATAGGGCGACCTTCTGCGGTTGACCTAAATTCATTCTTGCGTGCTTCCCAATAAAAACGGAGAACTGCCCCGTCCTTAGCAGTGTACATCTTTGCTTCTTCGGTAGCCATTTTAAGTCCTTCCCTCCGATAATACGAAGAGGGGGAGCGTTTAAACTCCCCCTCAACTTAGTTAAACTACGGCATCCTGCCCCTGAATATGGGGCCGGTTGACAGTAGCGTAGGCAAAACCCGCTGCCGGGGTGCCATCTGCCGTATCAAACTGCGCGCCAAGCACCTGCACGCCCGCTACTGCGGCGTCGTCCACAGTGCCCGCAGTAGCGGTAAGGAACATGCTGCCACCAGCAGCCACAGTCCCCGCCTTAACCTTGACCTTACCACTGATCTTAAGCCAACCATAATAGTCAGCCACAGAAGTGGTAAGCGCAAAGCCTACAGCTTCGCCGCAGTTAGCGTCATTGTCCGCATCGCAAACAATGGCCTTACGGGTAGAGGACCACAGGCAAGGCATACCAACAGTAGCCACACCGGCAAACTGAGTGTACACATACTCGCCTTCGTCCCCGATTACGGTATCACGTCCGGTAACGATAGTGCCGACAGGCACCTGCGCGGTAGCCTCCATGCTGTCCAGTGCAGGAACCCCGATGCGGCCATCGCTAGGGAACAACGTCTGAGTAGTCATAGTATCAACTCCTTAACTATGGTTACGCTCTTATCGAACATTAGTCCTTAAGAACGCCCTGATACTGCGCACCGGCAATCGTCATGTTACCGGCCCAACCGATCAGCTTAACCATAGCGTCCTGATTGGTAGCGAAGCGTTCCGAACCAATCGGCTTGAACTGCCGATCAGCGTGCGGGCGGAAGTAGATGTAATCCGAGTTAAGGAAATACATATGGTTAGTCGGCGCATTACCGCCGATACCGCCGTCGAAAACAACGTCCGCATTCATGAAGCGAAGGTTATCAAAGCCGGTACCGGACAGCTTCTCATTGGTAAAGCGCTGGTTAGCAGTCAGGCTCTCCCAATAAAGCCGGAAGTACGCATTATCCGCCAAAATAAGATCGGGATGATCGTTGCCGCGCGAAACGGCAAGGTACACCCGGTTCATATACGACTGGATATTAGCTGCGGTAGCCGCCGCACCGCCGTCCGTAGTGGCGTCAAACGAATAGTTCCGCCAGAACGTCCATGTAGCGCGGTTAATACCGCCAACCGTGCCGGAAGTTGGAGTATCGGCAAGGAGAAGCTGTAGGCCCCCGATTTCCTTACCGCCATTGCCGGTACCATCGGCATAGAGGCCCGCAGCAACAATATTCTTCATCGACTTTTCAGCGTTGCTAATACGCTTTTCGAGAAGGTCAATAAGCTGCTCTTCGCCGCTATTCTGCAATTCTTCGAGGCCCGACATAGACACCGCCGCTGCGGCCTGCTTCCAATCAAACTCTGCCGAAGTGAAAACGTCCTGCGGCGAGATATTGAGAGTATCGTACCCGCTATACCACATAGCGGTTCCGTTCTCCGCGTATTCAATTTCCTCGTAAATCTTACGTCCGCCAGAAACCGGACGAATACGCCCCTTTTCAGAAAGACGCTTAAGGATCATGTTGTTATCAGTGATATTATCGCGCAGCTTACCCGAACGATTTTCGAGGGTAGTGGTGACGATTTCCGAGACATTAGGACTTGCCATTGTGCTTACTCCGAATTAGGATGAATGGGTTGCGAATGCGCGCCGTAGCTCGTCCCGTACCGAATTAGCCGGTGCATTATTGAGCGCAGTGCCTCCGCTAAGCGGTGCGCCTGCAACAGATGAACCTGCCAACCTAGCCTTATTAACTCGGTTAGTAGCTTCTGCTACGGCGGCAGCCTGCTGCTGCTCTTGGAGCATCCTACGAGTATTCGGGTTAGCCCATACCGCCCGGTCATACGCGGTCTGTAGAACTTCCCTATTGCTCATATTAGGGCTAGTCTGCTTGATAACGGCGACCATCTGCATAAGATCGTCAGCAACCTGCCCAAAGTACGGTCGTACCGGCTTGCCGTTAGCATCTACCTCTCGTGCAAACTGCTGCACTTCATTAACGGTATGCTGCTGTTGCTGGCTAAGCTCGTACTGCTGACGCTGGGTAAGCCCGTTTTCAATAGACGCTAACCGCTGCTCCAACTGGCTGATTTGTGGATCGGGCGGCATGTAGTCGGCTTCGAGCGCATTAAGATCAAGCCCGTGTTGGTTAGCAAACCACAGCACAAAGTTAGCCGGGTCACTTCCTGCAAAGTCTGACAACGATAGAAGCTGGTCAATGGCCTGTGCAGGATGAAGCCCGTTAGCGGCCCACGCCTGTACTCTATTACCAATAACCTGCCCAATCGGCGCATACCCATTAAGCTGATCGTTTAAATTCTGCACATGCTGTCGATATGCAGTTTCACGCGCCGTCAACAGCGCTTCGACCTGTGGCCGAACCTCTGGTGCCAGCGATGAAAGGAGGGCCGCCTCGTCAGGCGGTGTAGCAGCCCCTTGGGGGGCCGAAGCAGGCGGGGGCGGGGGCGGGGTACCGGGGACGCCCTGAGGGGCCTCCTGAGGCTCCCTAGCGGCAAAGCGCCCATCCGGTGCGCGCAGCCTGCCCGCCTCGTCTTCCTTGAAGGCGTTGCTAAGCAGACTACGAAGGTCTGTAGCCTTATCGTCGCTGCCCGCCTGCCTAGTACCGCCATTATCTTCTACATTAGAAGTATCGGCGGTAAGGTCTTGCGTAATGTCTACGTTAAGTTCGTCAGCCATGTTACAACTTCCCCATTGCCCGTTTAATATCCGCACCTACACTTGGCAAAGCTACGTCCTGGCGTTGCATCCTAGGACGCTCATTACCCATTTCGATAACGCCATGTTGCCGCATATGTGCGCGATGCTGCGAACGTGACGTAACCATACTGCCGTCCAATGGCGAACGGTATGGTTCTAAATCACGCATAATCATAGGAGCGCCGGGAGTTTCTTCAAAACTCTCACCAATTACATGATACCGGCGATCCGACCCCATGTAGCAATAAATCTTAGGAACAGAGTAGTTGTACCCCTTAACCGTCACATAGGTCCTACGCCCTACATGCTCCGGCGGATACTCCAATCTACCTCTATCGTCCCTAAACACTTACCTACCCCTAAAACCGGGCTAAAACCGGGGCCGCAAAGTGGGCGGGAGGGGAAACCCTGCGGCCCCGGCCCCCGTAGCGTACCCGAAGACCCCCTACGGTACGCATACGGTTAGCGCCCCCTCCCTAACAGTCAATCGTCATTCTCATTTTGGCGGCTTTCCCGCTCAAACGCTTGGTCTTCGGCCTTATCCTGCCGAGCCTCAAGGCGATCTTCCTGCCGATGCGCGTCCTCGCGGTTCATATTCTCAACAGCTATAGCCTCTTCGGAAGCGGCTTGATCCCGCTTAATACCCAATTCCGCTTCCTTAACCGCCACTTCCCGTTCGCGCAGCGCCAGTTCGCGCATTTTCTCGTCATGCCGGTTTCGCTCTTGCTGCATAGCTAGGTCTAGCTTGGCCTTATCAATGGCCGCGTCTTGTTGCATTTCTTCGCGCTGTAGCGCCTGAGCGCCTTGAGCAACGCTAGCCTTACCCTGCTCAATTTGGGCCTTAAGCTGCATTTCCGGCCCCTTATCCGGTTGCCCCTGAGCGCCCTTTCCGTCCTTACCCTGCGGCGGGATGGTACCTTGTTGCTGGATAGACCGACTGAATTGTTTAAACGCATCCTCTAGCGGTCTGGCGGCGCGGAAACTGCGCACGGCGAACATAAGGATTTCACCCAATAGCGGGGCTAGGCGCGGTTCTGTCTGAATTGCAGGTACGGCCTGCTGCAAATAAGCCCCTGCCGCACCTAAAAACTCCATACGAGACTGCTTATCCTGTGTTTCGTCCGGTAACAGTGTACTGTCAGTCTCGATAGTGATAAGAGCGCATCTATCCTTGTCACTCTTAAACTTTTCATAGACCCGCGTAAACATGGCTACCTGTTCTGCCTGCTTTTGAGGGTCTTGCATTTCCACTTCAACACCTGAAATCAGTACCAGCGTCTCCATTGAGAAATGCTCGGCAATAATCTCGCCGGTAATGCGCAAAAGATCACGTACAAACCGCTGGATTTCCTTTTGCAGCTTCTTAAGCCGCGAACCTGCCCAATCCGCCTTAATCCGCTGCGCTCCTAACGTCTCCGACGCCTTACTAACGCCACGTACAATGTCGGACCATCCGGTAATTTCGTAAATTTCACCCTTTACACGCTCTCTAGCATCGTAAAGCTGCATAAGGGCGTTAGCTATCTCTTGAATAGACAGAAAATCAACGGTACCCTTAAGCCCGCCCTTCTCCTGCATCGTAGCCCACCCCTCCACGGGTACCATTTTGTTAGTGGTACCTGTAAGTAGGTTCTTAAGTTCGGCTTGGCTTGAGTCGTAGACGCCAACCACCCGCAACGCATCCACTAGGCGGCGGATACGACTGGTAATATCGTTAAGTTCGTCCGCTTGCGCCTGATACTGCGAATAGAACGGGCGAGGAATAAAGGTATCGTTAGTGGAAATAGCGCGTACAGGGCGCGGGCACGGGAAGAAATCTTTAAGTCCGAGAATATCCGGCTTTTTGTCCAGAATATCCGTACCGTAATTCTCGCTGTACCAAATAACCGTCTTTTCGCGCTTATTCCAGATTTCCCAAACAGGCGCCTGATCGTCAGGTACCGCCTCGTCAGACATTACACCGGAGGATTGCCTATTCTTGAACGACATACCCCCGGCGACTTTAGAACCGAACCGGGCCTTTACCTCGTCACGGGTCATATAGGACCGGCGGGCTACCCACCACACCTCTGACCACCTACGGGCCTTATTAGTGCGAAAATCCTTCCAAAACACATAATCAATAGCAACCGTCTCAGCTACTACCGTCTCCTGCCTAGTAGCCGGGTCTATCTTTATAGTCGGAACATAGCGCGGCCACGCCACCCCCATACCCGGCAACAGAAAGTCCTCGACAACGCTATCCATAACGTCATCAAAGTCCTGTTCCTTAAGCACGTACTTAATGGACTGTTCCATAAGAGTAGAGGCCATAAGGCTCGGGGAGTTGTCCTGATCCTTATATGTCCTCTCTACCACTACCTCCGGTGACTGTGAATAGACCGAAGGCTTAATAGTCTCCGTATTAGAGTACAAGATATTATAGCGCTCTTTCTGTAGCGCCGACTTCTTCTCGATACGGTACTGGTCTACTACCCGGACACCGCTAGTCTCAAAGTCCTCATAATATCTATGAGAGAGGTCTAGCTGCTTTTGCCACTTAAGCCGCTCTTTGCTTTGATTTTGCCGCTCGTCCACAGGTAGCACCCCTTATACTTGCTCGTACCGCGAACCGCCTTGGTTCGTATTAGCCTCGTATAGCTCGTCCAGCGTTACAGTCGATAGCGTTTTTTCCTCCACCCTTTCCGAGGGCTTACGCCGCCGCCAAGGGCGCGACATGCAGGCATATCGGCAGCTATCCGGGGCATGGTCCTCGCCCTCAGTGTCCGCGTCTTCCGGGTCGTCCTGATCGTGTTGAAGCGCCGGTAATGTGCGGATCATATCAACGCACGTATCAAAGAAATATATCATAGGCCCGGTGTCGGGATTACCCACCAACCTATCACGTAGCGCGTCCCAACCGTTCTTACGGTCATTAGACGCCTTACGGAATAGTACCCCCTCGCGCGCCATACGCTCCGCTACCGAGGGACCGCTATCCTTACGCCATGCGCTAGGGTCAATAACGCCATAGGTAAGATGATCCTTGGCCTCTCGGCTCTTGACCCCCTGCGCTACCTGACTTGCGGTAAGCCTAAGCCCCTTGTTACCGTTCCCGCCGTACCATGCCCGGTACTGCACCAAGGCGCTAGGAGGGATATAAAGCCCGCTAGGCGTCTCGATGCCGTCCGATACCGCCCACCAGTCGATTGAGAAGGGGGTAGCGCTGCCCCAATCCCCCGACCTGAACCGCATCCAATGTTCGGGCAGTTTAAACGGCCTGATTACGTGCCGCTCCATAGAAAATTCAGGGAAGAACGCGCCGGTGATAACCGACCAATCCCCGTCCAGCCACGCCCTAACCAGTTCTGAGCTACCCAATTCCCTGAGAGTATCAATATAATCAGGGTCATTGGACATAAGTATCTTGTTATCCTGCAACTTAGACGGGATAAACATGCGGTTGCCTTTGGCTCCTATCAGTTTCATCCCGGTAGGCGCAGCGTCTACAAAATACGCCTTTACCCAATGGTGCCCCACACCGCCGGGGTTAGCCGAACACCGAATACGCTTGTTAGGAACCCCCGCCGCCGAGCGCACGCACGCCTTCAACTTGTCATAAGCGTTAGCGTTAGGCCAGTTAGTAAGCTCGTCCCACCCCACCCAAGTATATTGGTGCCCTTGGTACTTAGCCGCGTCCCGCTCATGCTCTAGGTAGCGCATCTTGAGTGTAGCGCCGCTAGGGAACACAAACAGCTTCTCCCCTACCTTATAGGTAGCGCCAACCGGCGTGTATATCTCCAAGGCCCTAGTAATAAGTTCCTCTAGCTCCGCGTAGCTCTTACGAAATATAATTCCACGCCAAGCCGCCCCTTGGTCTACATCCTGTAGGAAGTCGCCTAGCAGATAATCGCTCTTACCCCCGCCGCGCGCCCCGCCAAACATTAGCTCCGCTACGAACTGCGCTGCGATAGCCAACGACTGCGGCCCCGGCTGCGGCTGCCACTTGAGACTAGGCCCGCTCACGGCTACTCTCCATGAAAGTAACAATCCGCTTGCGCGTCTCAGGCGTTACCGCCTTACCCTCGCACAGTTGCCGGTATATGTCGGGATTGTGCACCGACAAGCGCCCAAAGCGGGAACGCGACATACGTCTTACTCGACAATAGTCGTCTATGTCCCTTATAATCTCATGGTCTATCCCGCGCGTCCTATGCTGCGCACCGCTCTTACGCTTAGTGCGGCCAATACCCTTGGATAGCTCCCTCGCTTCCTCCGGGGTAGGCTCCCGGATAACGGCCAATAGTGGCTTGGCGCACCAATAGCACCTATCCGCAAGGGGCGTAGCGCAGTTGCACGAAGGACACCGCATTAGAGAATATCCGCCATATTAGGGTCCAACTCAGGCGGTAGGGGTGTAACGGGTGTAACCTCAACGTACTCCCCCTCTTCGGGAGGCGGTAGCGCGTGCTGTTCCGTTTGTGAAACTAGCTGTAGCCATTCCTGATAATTGCTAGGCCTTGGGAACGCCTGAATAGTAGCTACGTTCACGTTCACGCTAGTCTGGCTCTCAGCGCCATAGCGTGACTTCATCTTACCCTTCATAAGCGTAGTTAGCAGCCCGTCCGAATACTTACGCTCGGTGCCCACCAACTCGCCCTGATAGTACACCCCCTCCTCAACCCCCTCGGTAGCCCGCTTGATCGCCACGCTTTCCAGCCTCAAGGCTCCACACTGCTCCGCGTTTTCCAGCGCTTCACGTACCTCGGGGTCGTCCTTCATCCACCGCCGCACAAAGCTGGGGGACACCCGCGCTGTCTGGCAGGCCCCATAGAAATCCCCGCAATTCGACTGCAATGTTTCGACCAGTTCGGCCAGCAATTCTTCGGTTCGCATAACCGCCCCCCTAATACCCGCCAGTGCGAGGGCTATACGCGGGCGCGCGATATGTCAACCGGGTTTTTTATACTTGAGAGTAAGTCCCTCAGGGTACCGCGCTATTTAATATAACTCTGCTATTGAAAATATAAAAAATTTTACAAATCACTTTTGAAGCTATGTTAATATAAATATAGTATGTTAGTATAATTAATATAAATATAGTATGTTAGTATAAAAAAGTAACTTCGAGTAAGAAAATATCTAACATAGTGAAGAACTATGTTAGTATAAAAAAGTAATTTCGAGTAAGAAAATATAAAAAATTTGTGAGGGTTAGTATATAGATATATTCCTACCCCGCCTGCCGATCGACCTAGTGGCAGGGGTCGAACAAATCGGGAACAAAGGGGGTAGGTGATGTTATATCATAACCTGATTTAACATAATGGTCATTATCGGTCTGGAATACGTGCGTGATCGGTACGGTTTAAACAGCGCCATGAGCTTTCGAATGCGCTGGCGCGCCTTGAAGCATACCAAACGCACCTCACCGCGCGTATTACCCTTTAATAATATATGTAGCGTTTTTATCCATTTTTGCGACCGAATGGGAAACCCCCGCACTTTTCTGGTATTTTAGCAGATGCTTATATTAGGAAATGGCAATTTAATCCCATTAATAAACTATATACATATCGTAGATTTAGAAAACCCTCTTATATACATAGTGCACCCCCCGGCCAGCGTGTAAAATAGACGTATACTAAGAGGAAAACTAACACACCCTCGCACTTGTTTTGTACATACCCATTGATTTCATTGGATTTTCCCATTTAGCACACCCTCGCACTTGTTTTTAAAACCCCTTTTAAATCAGGCACTTACACGATAACCCTTGAGACTACTATTCCCCTGCCATATAACCCGCACCTCTCAAAAATGGAGATACACTAATGGCTGCCTCTCACCCCCTCTCTATTCGTAAGCGAATGCACCTTCGTCCTAATCCAGATAGTTTTATGCACTCTCTATTACCTAATAACTGGGTGCAGCATAGCGACCTATTCGCTTATATCCGTAAAGACACACCTAGCCGCGTTCTATTCCGGCTTGAACTGCGGCACGGCGGGCGCGGCGACGTGACGGCGCATCACGCTATGGCGACGATTGGGGAGCCGGCACTGCCGCGCCTTGTCCCCCCGGGGCAATGGCGACACTACAGTGAGACTGACGTAACGCGCCTGACCGGCCCCGCTTATCCATGGGCCTGCTACGTGCATCACGCGTTCCTTAAGCGATGGGGCGCTAAGCTGGCGCTGCCGGGGTGCCGTCACGTATCGTTCATGGCGCACTACCTGCCTAACCGCGAGCATGACCCATCACGGGGGTTTGTGAACTGGTCGCACCGCGAGGGTAAGGGCACGATAATCAGTTTAAAAGAGATACGCGATTTTGCATCACCTAACCTTGACATCGTTCACATTGCCTAAATCGCTATTTTCGATCAATCGGGGCTTATTAATCGGGGGAGAACAGAACGTGAAAACGCCGTACAGCGCGAAAAGGGCACTTCCATATAGGCGAGTACCTTGGGAGGGTCTAACGCGCTGTACGGGCTTCCTAGGGCATTTTAGAGGGGGTTAGCGTTTCGTTCTCATTTAACCGCAGGGATAGGTATAATCTTTAAACGCGATAGTTATTGACCTGCCGTTTAAACCCTATAAACAGGGGGCATCGGAACGAAAGGAAACGGGCAATGTCACTTAAGGACTACGCAACTCAGGGTGAGGCGCACGTCGCGCGGCGGATTGTGCGGGAATGCCTTAAGACCGGCTATTCCCTTTCTGTCTACGATGGTGAGGAATGGACCGTTAAGCGCTCCACCAGCTTTAAGACGGTGTGTGATGCGCTCGCCACCACGGGGGAAGATTACCTTAGGATTTTCCGTCAGGACGGGAAGCGCATCGGCACTCTTATTCTGGTCTATGGCAACGCGCCCGATGGCTGTGAGCTAGTTTCTGACTATTCATGGTCTGTGGGGTTTAGCGATGAAATGGACCGCATAGCCAGCCTTTGCGACTAATCTCTAGCTACCCCCTTGTGACATTGCAGGGGGGTAGAATGAGACTAGCAGGAGTAAGGGAAATGACACGCGAGGACTGGCTTAACCGTTTTGTGGATCATGCGCGCCCGGTATTCGTTGAGATCGGGCACGCGCTGCCCGCGAATATCCGCGTAGCTATTGGGTTTTGCTCCACCGGGCGCAAGTCCAAGCGCATTGGTGAGTGCTGGTCAAGCGAGGCAAGCGCTGATCAGCACTTTGAGATATTCATTCACCCCGGCTTGCAGTCAGACACAAGCCGCATAGCGGACATTCTCACGCATGAGCTATGCCACACCGCCGCCCCCGGCGACGGGCATGGCAAGCTGTTTGGTAGGGTGGCGCGAGGTGTAGGGCTGGATGGTAAGCTGACAGCAACCGTCGCCGGGGCAAACTGGCATGCGTGGGCTGACCCTATCCTAGCGCACCTAGGGCCGCTCCCGGGCGCTGACCTGCAAGGGGCGGCGATGGGCCGGAAAAAGCAGGCAACCCGGCTTATCAAGGCCGAATGCAACGAATGCGGGCTTATCTTTCGTATTACTGCCAAGTATGCCGGGCTCAATTTGCAGTGCCCGGACCACGATTGCCAAGGGCAACTAACACTAGGCTAAGGGGAATTGATATGTCGGACCGGATTGTGGCCTATATTGGCAAGGCGAACAGCAACGGGATGGGTTGCGACCGCGTAGCAGGTCAAAGCTATGACGTTACCGACTGGCACGGTAATGTCATAGGCAAGGCGACTAAGGGCGCTACGTGGCGCGTCCGCAGCTATGTGGGCACGCATATATCGCAGTATTACGCGCGGATTAACGGGAAAGAGTACACAGGGCGATCATTCGGCACAGGTATGTCTATCGTATTACGCGAGACGGCGGCGAGTAAGCGAAAGGGGAATTGATATGCCTTACAAGGGGAATGGCGCTAGGGTGCATTGGACATTGCAGGAGCTAGCTAGTTTCTGCGAGCGCAATGACTGCTACGTAGAGATTGACGGCGATAGGATGCACGGTTATCTCCATAACCAAGACGGCTCAACCGGGGGCGTTACGTTCATTCTGGATAGGGTTTAAACGCTATGGTGTATGCAATCACACAAGAGCAATTAACCGCATTCAATCCCTGCGACCTAGAGGATAGGTTGTCCAGATGGCCTGAGGGCGCTACTAGCCTCAACGCGGCTCAAGCGCTGGAAGCCGGGTTTAGCGTCTCTGATGTCCTCTGGATAGCAGGGCGGTTAGGGCTAGGTGATAAGTGTGCTGAGTTCGCTATTAGGCTAGTGCGCCCTTTGTACGATGACAGCTACTGGCGCGCTTGGGCTGACAGGTGGCTATCAGGGGAGGACAGGTCCGGGGCTGCTGCTAGGTCTGCTGCTGCTGCTGCTGATAGGGCTGCTGATAGGGCTGCTAGGTCTGCTGCTGCTGATGCTGCTAGGTCTGCTGCTGCTGCTAGGTCTGCTGCTGCTGCTAGGGCTGCTGATGCTGCTTGGGCTGCTGATGCTGATGTTGCTGCTGCTTATGCTGCTTATGCTGCTGATGCTGATGTTGCTGCTGCTTATGCTGCTTATGCTGCTGCGGCTGCTAGGGGTGTTGCTGCTAGGGCTGCGGCTGCTTGGGCTGCTAGGGATGCTGCTAGGGCGCTAATCGTTGAGGTATTCGCGTAAGAGAGGGAGTTTAAACGCTATGGAACCGAACGAAATTGACCTGTTAGACATACCCGCCAGCGCATATCGGGAATGGCAGGTAGACCCTAAGGGCGCAAGGCGCGCTAGGAGCCGTATTTATTCGCTCAACCGTAATAACGAAGTGTGGCGCTGGCGTACTATGTATGAAAGCGGCATTCTCCGGGTATTCAAGTTTGAAAGGTGGTAACATGAGCATTCACGATATAGAGAACGCGCTAGACGCTGGCCTATTGTGGGCGTGTATGAGCAACGGCAACCTCTGGCGCTTGCGTCGCAATGGGCGTACTAAGCTATGGAAAACCCGCCCTAGTGATTACCGTATTCCCGTCAAAGCGGGGCTAAAAGCAACGGGTGCCATCACCCAAGATAGTGTTATCGTGCCGGACCCCGACGCGGTGGGCCGGTTTATCGTCGAACGGGTCTAGCTCCTAGCTAACCCCCTGCCTTACGTAAGGCAGGGGGTTAGAGTGGACCTAGAGGAGCAAGGGAATTAATCATGAAAGAACAACGATTCGCGGTAGTGGTACGCTATGATGGTGAAAACCCTGCCAACCAGCATTTGCCGGACATATACTGGCACAAGGCACCCAAGGCGGCGGCTAGGCGCTTGGCGGCGCTGATTAACCGTAGGGCGAAATGGGTGCCGAAGCGCACTAACGTAGGCACCCGTTTTTATATCGTGGATCATGAGGAAGGTGCCTGCCCGACGCAATGGAGCCTTACGCAATTCCGCAAGCAATATGGAGTTTAAACGCTATGGAACCCGCATCATATATAATGGAGTGGGCGCATTGCTCGCAGGATACGTATCGTGCTATGGTTATGTTATCCAAGGCCTCGGGGCCACCCAGCCTTAAGGCTGTAACCGCCGCGCATATTGCGGTGGCCTCATATCGTGATATGGTCAAGTGCAACGAAATTCAACCGGACGATTACAGCGCCGATGATATATTAGGGGCGGCTAAACTAATCCTAGGATGGAGCGAGGATTAAATATACGGAGGGAGTTTAAACGCTATGGTGTATGCAATCACACAAGAGCAATTAACCGCATTCAATCCCTGCGACCTAGAGGATAGGTTGTCCAGATGGCCTGAGGGCGCTACTAGCCTCAACGCGGCTCAAGCGCTGGAAGCCGGGTTTAGCGTCTCTGATGTCCTCTGGATAGCAGGGCGGTTAGGGCTAGGTGATAAGTGTGCTGAGTTCGCTATTAGGCTAGTGCGCCCTTTGTACGATGACAGCTACTGGCGCGCTTGGGCTGACAGGTGGCTATCAGGGGAGGACAGGTCTGCTGATGCTGCTTGGGCTGCTGCTGATACTGCTGCTTGGGCTGCTGCTGATGCTGCTAGGGCTGCTGCTTGGGCTGCTTATGCTGCTTATGCTGCTAGGGGTGTTGCTGCTAGGGCTGCTAGGGCTGCGGCTGCTAGGGCTGCGGCTGCTAGGGCGCTAATCGTTGAGGTATTCGCATGAAAAACAGTAAGCGGAACAAGGCCAACGCCGAGGCCAAGGCCAAGAAAGAACATACAAGTAAGTACGCTCTAAAGGGTAAGGCTTACGAGTATGAGTTTAAACAGTATGGCGCAAGCCGTTTCAGGAGGGATTACCAATGAAGCCCGAACTAATTGACGCGCTATTGTCGTTTGGCTTTTTCCTGCTAGCCATATTCGGGATTTATTCACTATTTGATAGCATACGCAACATATTCAAATAGGGGGCCGCTATGTTTGATCTAAGAGCGTTTGGCTATTCCGAAGATGGGCACCTAGAGCCACTAGGGGAACCAAGGAACGCTAAAACACCTTTTATGGCAGAAGGGGTGGCGGCAACGCTATTAGATCAACTACCGCAAGCCGTACTGGTAAAGTGCTATAGTGGCACTCAATTTTATAGGGAGTTTAAACGATGAC